GGATGGGCTGATCCTGATAGTCCAACTGTAGTAGTTGGATCTCATGCCGGAAAAATTAAACATCCCTATCAATTATATTCCCTTAAAAAAGTCTATGAAAAATCAGAAATAGACGCGGAATTTAATGTTATTACTCCAAAACTTGATGGCACTAATCTAACTCTTATTTATCAAGAGGGTAGATTCCAAAGAGCCATTACCAGAGGTAATGGAGAGTACGGAGATGATGTATCTCACCTAATGACTTATTGTAAAGGCGTCCTTGAGTATATTCAAGGACAATATAATAATGTTATTGTTACAGGTGAGTGCGTGACTGATAATGAAGTAGAAAACTTCAGAAACTATGTGAGCGGAGCATTAGGACTTAAAGAAGCAAAAGAATTTGAATCCAGAAATATCCGTTTTATCGTTCATGATTCATTAGGAACGGAATTAGATTATACCATTCGAATGGGACTCATTGAAAAAATGGGCTTCCACACAATTTTCGATAAAAATTTATGTGGACAATACCCTCAAGATGGTGTAGTATATAGAATAGACAATTGGAAAAGATGTAATCAATTAGGATATACATCTAAATATCCACGATTCGCAGTAGCCTTAAAAGAAAGAGGTACTTTAACTGCGAAAACTGTTTTACAAGACGTGATCTGGGTAACTGGGCGCACAGGAATGGTAAACCCGATAGGATTAGTCGATCCAGTAGTTATCGACGGTGCCATAATAGGACGCGTAACTCTTCACAATATTGGATTTATTCAAGACCACAAACTTGGGCTTGGAGACACCATAGAGATTGAACGCTCTGGTGGAGTAATTCCAAAGTTCAATAGAGTTCTAAACCATTTCAATACCAGTACCAGAATTGAACAAAGACATGCCGAAGAAGCTGTTGGTTATGCTCTTCGAAGGGTCGGCCCAAGGCTTTACTGTAGTGACGAAACGCAACACAACTCAGTAAAAGGACTTGAACATTTTATTAAAACTCTTGAAATCAAGGGTTTAGGTCCCGCGTCAATAACCAAGTTACAGCTCAACCATCCTACGGACCTTTATCGGTCGCAAGAATGGGGAACGCTCGGAGTAAACGGGGAAAAGATTCAAGCCGAAATAGAAAAATCTAAATCTAAACCATATTATTTGGTTTTAGGTGCTTTAGGGATTCCGGGGGTAGGACGAGGAACCGCGAGACAAATCGTTGCCCATATCCCACAGTTCAATCGGTTGCGTGAGATTGAATTAGCACATATAACAGGGATTGGTCCTAAGACTGTCGAATCCATTCTCGCGTGGTTAGATGTCAATGAAGAGTGGGTAACTACACTACCTCTTCAATTAACGCAGGATCAAAGCGTAGAGGCTGTTCTCCAACCCCATAGCCAGAAGAAAGTGTGCGTAACCGGAAAATTAGATATGACACGAAGTGAACTCTCTGATATATTAACTGAGTTCAATTTCCAAGTCACTAGCACAGTCACTAAAGACTGTTACGCTTTGATTACTGCTGATACTGGTACAAAAAGTTCCAAAATGTCAAAGGCCCAACAATTAGGTATAAAAATTATAGATTATTGGGATAACCGAAGAGATATAGTGAACGGAAAGCTTTAACGAGTACCACATTTATTTAACTTTTTTCTTGCTTTTTCTTGAATATAAAGTTATAATCATAAAAGAGTTGGAAAAAACCAACTATACACTACAAAACAGAGGGGAAAATACTTATATGAGTAANTTTGATTATACAGACGAAATGGTTGCCCGTATGGAGTCAGCCGCTAGCTCTGAAGTCAATGAAGCATTGATTCAAGAGCTGTGTGATGAGTTTGAGTTTCCTCGTCGTTCAGTAACGGCGAAGTTGCGCAAGCTTGGATTTGAAGTCCCGAAGAAGCCTGGAGCAGCTCCAGTTTTCTCGGCAGAGGAAACTGAGGCACTCAGTTCATTTCTTTCGGATAATTCTGGCGTTCACACTGCCGAAGAGATTGCCGAAACTTTTGCAGACGGCCAATTCACCGCCCGCCAGATCAATGGTAAGGCTCTCTCACTAGAGATGACTCAGCACATTAAGCCTGCTGAGAAGAAGGTTACGCCTAAGACTTACACCGCCGACGAAGAGAGCATTATTAGTTCTATGGTCGAAAGTGAAAGCTATCTTGAGGAAATTGCAGAGGCTGTCGGTAAGACAGTAGCTTCCGTTCGCGGAAAGCTTCTCAGCATGGGTCTCAAGGCCCCGCAAAGGGACAAGAAGGCTTCTAAGAGCGATCCTTACGAGGGAATCGATGGCCTGACGGATCAAACCGTTGAGCAGCTTGCCGATCATTTCGGTAAGACTGTACGTGGAGTTAAGACTGTGCTTACCCGCCGTGGCCTAAGTGCTGCGGATTACNCGCCAAAATCGGCAGAGTAATCTACTTAAAATCACAGAGAGAAGGCGGCGGTTAATACGCCGCTTTTTTTTACNTTCCCATTGGGAGCATACTTTATGAATCTTTACGATATTAAGGAAAACACGATAGATTATATTTTATCACTTCCTGAAGCAGAAAGAATAACCTATTATGGAACATTAATAGATAAATTCTATCCTTCTATAAATAAAGACGCTCCCGAATTTGAAAGATTATTAGTCGCTTACGAAACAAGTTTTGTGGTAGAGAAAATCTATAGAAACAACAAAATATTCAGAAGCGGATTTACTAATGTGTATACCCAAACAGGATTACTTAGAAATAGCGTTTCTGATCTTTATTTTGCAGATGACGATTTAATAACTCATTAATCTAATAGTTATATACAAATTAATGTTATTTCTCTATTGACTAATAATCTTTTATAAGNTAGAATATAAACTGATAGTTAAGAATTTTTAACTGTCAGTTTTTTTTTGATTAATCAAGAGGAGTAATTCTATGCTAAGTAGTCATGAATATCTATTACTATCAGGGTTAAAATCAGAATTAGAATTTATACAAGTTATGGTAGAACAAAACCCAGAACAAAATCAATCACTTATAGTGGTAAAAAATTATTTAGAAAAAAGGGTAGCAGAACTACAACAAAATGATAACTAAAAGTATATTTAACTTGACTAATCCTCTCTTTATAAAGTATAATATAAACTATGGCTAAAACTATTGAAATACCAGAAGCTAAAATAAGACAAGCCATCTGGATGTTAAAAACAAATAAAACAAAAAAATCAATCTGTGAACATCTAGGGATTGCTTATAATACAAAAAGAATAGACACAATTATAAGTGAATTTCGAGAAAAACAGGCGCGTACTCAAGAATTAAAAACAAAAGCACGACAAAAATNATTAACTCACAGTGAAGAATTAAGTATAATTTCATCATATGAGGAAGGGGAAAGTATGTCTGCAATTGCAGAAAAACTTTATTTAACTCCTCAACGTATTAAAAAAGTACTTTTGACACACGGGGTTCCCTTAAGAGCACGAAAAAAGAAAGGGGCAGCGCAAGTTGACCATATTGTTCAAGATTTGGAAGTAAAATTTAATATTGGAGACAGAGTTTTTGTCTCTAGTACTAGTGAATTTGCAACAATTCAAGATGTATTCGATGAAGAGTGGATTCAGTACCATAGTGAAAATTATCGTTCTCGGTATGTTGAATTATCACCACTTAAAGAAGCTCGGAAACAATTCGGAGAAGAATTTGAAGGTCGAGAAGATGTTCATTGGAATATCTATTGGGAATATGAAAATGGTAGATCGTGTAAATCTTTTGCTATGAAACATGAAATAGCAAGACATCAAGAAGATATTGCTCGTTATGGACGAGAAACTTATCTAATAGCAATTATGGGAGATCAAAGTCATTACAGAGAACTTCCTAGACATCAACTTTTTCCAATTAGGCATGAAAACGGTAATTAATGGCACTAGATTTACAAAAAGTCACTATCAGAAAACTTTTAGAAACTCAAAATCATGATTTCTTTACAAAATTAATTCCTCAATTTTTTACAGGAGCTAATACTGGCTTATATTCAAAGATAGAAAATTTTTATAAAGCACATCTAAAACTACCATCGGTAGAAGAGATGGTGATGCTTAATAAAGATGAATCTATTCAAGAGTATCTTGAATCACAAATATTGGGTGAAGATAATAGTGTACCGAATATAGAGAATGATTTTTTAGTTAGTCAATTACAGGATTTCTTCGTTAGAGAAGAAACTATTACATTTTTAGACAAATTTGTTGATGACTTAGAAGATTTAGAAAAAATTGAAATTATTGATAAATTTCAAGACCATCTCTTAAGCATGAATAATGCTATCCCAACTTCTGAAGAACTGTATGATGTTGCAGACTTGGAGTTTTTTCCTACATCAGAAGATTTTACCTTATTTCCTTCAGGATTAAGTGCAGAATATGATGCAGTAAACGGAGGATTTGCCACTCAAGAATTAGTATTATTAGGTGGAAGAAGAGGGTCTGGTAAATCTATTATTAGTTTAAATTGTGCTATTGAAAGATATATACAAGGTAGTACAGTAGCTTTTTTTACAATAGAAATGAGGTATAAAGAAGTTCAAGACAGAATTCTTAGTATTGTAAGTAATGTACCATTTCTTGATATTTATAAAAATAAACTAAGTGATAATCAAAAGATACAAATAGCAGAGAGTAAGTGTGCAACATTTTATAAAAAGACAGATTTTATTAATGAAAAATTATCTAAACTTAAAAATGATTATAATTTTGACAGCTTTGAAGAAGAGTTTAAAATACATAAGCCAGAAAAATTGGATCGACAATTCTTTATTATCGATGATGCCGCTATCTCCTTAAATAGAATTGACCATTATTGTAATATGTTTAATAGTAAACATAGTAATTTTACAATGGGAGTTGTAGATTACATTAATATTGTTAAGTATGATGATCAAAAAGACTGGAAATCACAAATAGCTATTGCAGAAGCATTAAAATTAATGAGTCGTAAATATGATATTACTATGTTTAGTCCTTATCAAATTGATGCAGGTGGAGAAGCAAGATTTTCTAAAGGAATTTTAGATAGCGCAGATAGAGGTTTTAATTTCTTTCCTCCTAATGAAAATGACGATCCCAATAGAATTATAGTTCATACTACTAAAATTAGAAATGGAAAAGCTATGAATTTTGATATTGGAATGAATTGGGAATGTACTAAAGTAGTTTCTGCAGATAGCCAACTTATTAATGAAAAACCACTAGGAATTGCCAAATATGGATCAGATAAAACGGAATCGGAAAATGACTTACGGAGTGCATAAATACACATCTTATAAAGAAACTCCTTTTATGAAAAATGAAAACTTAGTTTATAAAGAACATAAACATTGTATAGTTATTTGGGATAAATATCCTGTTTGTGACGGACATTTATTATTCGTTCCAAAACTTAATAAGCAATTTCATGTTACTATAGCATTTAAATGTGCAATTGATGAAGGAAAATATCAAGTAAATAAAGGCTTAATTGATGGTTATCACGTTGGGGTAAATATGCATAGAGCAGGAGGACAAACAGTAGAATGGCCTCACGTTCACTTTATACCTAGATTATTACATGATAGTGGAACTGAAGAAATTGGAAGTGTACGATTAGCTAGAGTAGGTGGAAAACTTGCTAATTCTTATAACCACCACCCAGAATTTATAAAATAAATGGCAGAATTATTAGAAATACTCGATACCCATAAAGTAAGTTACAAAAAAACTAATAATCCAAGTGAAATCCTTATTAAATGTACTGGGGGTAATCATAATGATGAAAACCCAAGTTTAAGTTATAATTTGGATAATAATATTTTTCACTGTTGGAGTTGTGGATTTAGTGGAGGAAAAAATAAATTTCTAAAGAGTATCGGAGTTACTACTAATCTCACTCTTGATACAAAGCAACCTTATAGGATATTAAAAGTTAAACAAAAACTTAAAAAGATAATAGAAAAAGGCAGTATTAACATGCCATCAATTAGACGACCAGCAAAAGGGGAATATAAAAATATTTCTACTCGCACAATGGTTGAATTTGATGCTTTTTTTACTGACCAATACGGATTAACTGACTATATCTGTATTCCAATTTATCAATTTAACAAACTAAGATTTATTGAAGGAAGATATAGATTCAATAATAAACAAGATAAACCGAAGTATATGCGTAGACCAGGAGGGGCTACAGTAAATAATATACTATTTCCAATTGATAAACTTAAAGCAGGGGTAGAAGTTATAATAGTTGAAGGATTATTTGATATGATGAATCTTTGGCAACATGGATACCATAATACTCTTTGTACTTTTGGAACACAAAATTTTGGAGATAAAAAGATAGAATTATTAGATAAACTAGGAATCACGTCAGTAAAAGTAATGATGGATGGAGATTCTGCTGGCCTTCTAGCAGCCAAAAAAATAAGTCATCTGTTGGAAAAGTTTGATTTTCAAACTTCAATAATTAAATTACCATCTCATAAAGACCCAGGAGCTTTAACCGCAGATGAGATTAAATACTACTTGTCAACTTCTTAATTTTAGGGTATAATAAAAACATGACTAACACAATTGCATTTATATTTGCTTCGGCATCTGAAAAAAATCCCGCCAGAGTATTATCCGATTATGACAAAAAGATTGGATCATATGACACACTCTTCTTATGTTCAAAAGAAAAAGAAAAAATTCTTAAAAAAGATGTAGACTTAGATTTTAAAGAATTAGAAAAATACCAAATTGTATGTCCTGTTGGGGCAGAATCTCTTAAATATGTTTGTGGGTTAACTGGAATTACTAAATATAATGGAGTTTTTGTAGAAAAACGCTATGTTCCTGTTATTCATCCAAACTTAACAGTTTTTAAACCTCAATATCAGGATGATATTAAAAAAGCATTTTCTACTATAGAAAAAGTAATAAATGGAACTATTGATTCCTCTAAATTTGACAAACATTATCAAGTAATAGATACTCAATCCGAGTTTATTCCTTATTTAGAAATATTACAAAAAAGTGATAGAATAGTAGTTGATATTGAAACTACATCTCTTTCTCCCAGGAAAGGAGCTGTATTAGGTATAGCTCTGAGTACCAAAGAACATGAGGGAATATATGTAACTGCAGAAGTAGCCGAATTATTCATTGATGAACTTGCAGAAGTTTTTCGAGAAAAAACTTGTATCTTTCATAATTCTAAATTTGATATGAGTTTTCTAAAATATGAATTCGGATTTGAATTTCCAAAATTTGAAGATACTATGCTTCTACATTATTGCTTAGAAGAGGCAGTTGGAACTCACGGTNTAAAACAATTAGCAATGAGATTTACTGATCTTGGAGATTATGAAAAAGAATTAGACGATTATAAAAAGACATTTGCTAGGAAAAACAAAATTAAACTGGAAGATTTTAATTATGGTATGCTTCCAGTTGATATATTAGCTCCTTATGCTTGTAAAGATGCAGATGGAACTTTTCAGTTATTTAATAAATTTTATCCTTTAGTAACTGAGAATGACAAATTTGATAAACTTTATGAAGAAATTTTAAAACCCGCTACTCTTGCGTTATCACAGTTGGAAAATAACGGTGGTCCAATTAGTATAGAACATGCACAAGATTTACAAGACAATTACGCAATAGATATAGAAGAATGTATTAATGAAATTTCTATGGATGAAAGCGTAAAAAGATTTGAAAGAATTCACGAAAAAACATTCAATCCGAATAGTACATTACAACTTAGAGAAGTATTTTTTAATATTTTAAAATTAAGATCAACTAAAAAGACTGCTACAGGTGCTCAATCTACGGATAAAGAAGTTTTAGCTGAATTAGTTCATCCTTTATCAGATGCTATTCTCGATTTAAGAGAAAAAACTAAACTCAGTAATACTTATATTAGAAATATTCTAAATGGGTTAGATAAAGATTATCGTCTTAGGTCATCTTTTAATGTACATGGAACAACTAGTGGAAGGCTTAGTAGTTCAGGAACTCTGAATTATCAAAATATTCCAAGAGATAACAAAGATATTAAAAAGTTATTTAGAGCTAGAGAAGGATTCCAGATCGTTCAATGCGATTTAAAAACAGCTGAAGTTTATTATGCCGCTGCACTAAGTAAAGATTCTTTTCTTCAACGGGCTTTTATTGAAAATCTTGATTTTCATTCTTATGTTGCAAAACAAATATTTAATTTATCATGTAGGATTGATGAGGTTAAGACAGATTATCCTGATCAACGACAATATGCAAAGGCAATCACTTTTGGTATAATGTATCAAGCAGGACCAGCAAAAGTAGCTGAAACTGCTAATATATCTTTTCCACAAGCCAAACAATTTATTTCTAAGTATTTTAATGAAGCATCTAGATTAAAAATATGGATTGACCAATCTAATATCTTTATTGAGAATAATGCTTATATTTATAGTTATTTTGGAAGAAAAAGACGATTACCAGAAAGTAAAAGTCCAAACAAAGGAGTAGCAAAACACGCTGTCCGAAGTGGTGTAAATTTCTTAGTACAAAGTGTAGCAAGTGACATTAATGTACTTGGAGTAATTGATACAATTAATTGGATTAAAACAAATAAATATGATAAAGTTATGATTCCTTTTACAGTAGTTCATGATTCTATCGTGGCTGAAGTACAAGATAATTATATAGATGAGTGGGTAACTAATGTACAAGGATTTTTACAAAAACCACGAGGAATAGAAATTCCAAAATGCCCAATAGGAGTAGATTTTGAAGTCGGTCCTAGTTGGGGTGATCTAAATGACTACAAAGTTTGATGGAATAAAATTTCCTTTATTTGGGCTAAAGAATAAACCACATAAAATATCATTTTCTAATACCTCTATTATTTTAACTAAATTTAAATACGGTAAAACATATATCTTAGATGATATCTCTTTGGTAGGAAAAAAGTATGCAGAAAGATTATTAGAACTAGATGCTATACATCCTCAGACTAGAATAGTCTTTGACTCTACATTTACTTCCTTATCTCAACTTATTAAATCAATTGATAAAATAAAATGGGGATTAGATTCAGACGGAAAAAGTTTTAATTTAGGTCGTAAACAAAAATTTAAAGCTCAAATAGCACAAGTTAAAAAGAAAAACGATAATTTACTATGGATTGACGGAATTTCCTATCCTTTTGAAATTCCTTATATGATTGACGACTTTAAATCTCAAGATTTATATGCGTTATTAGTTAATATAAATCATACATGGTATGTTAGAGAATTTACACACGAACATAAACATATAACGGAAATTAAAATATAATGCAAACATTTTTACCCTATGTCTGGCCTATAAAATGAATCATTTGCTTTCTATAGATCAGTATAACTATGACATGTTACATTCTCTTTTTGAAAATGTAGCTAGAGAAGAATATGGATTTATAGAAACAAGTTATTATAAAAAAGGTCAAATTGCTACTTTATTTTATGAACCATCAACCAGAACAAGCGCTAGCTTTCATAGTGCAGCCACTCAATTAGGATATTCTGTTTTACCTATTAATGAAGTTACCTATTCAAGTGTAACTAAAGGGGAAACATTAGAAGACACTATTAGAACCATAGGTAGTTATGTTGATTTAATTGTTCTACGTCATGGAGAAAAAGGAGCGTCAAAAAAAGCTGCCTCAGTATCCCAAGTTCCTATTATTAATGCAGGAGATGGAATAGGGGAACACCCTACCCAAACACTGTTAGATTTATATACTATTTGGAAAGAAAAACTTAATATTGATGGATTAACTATTACTTTAATGGGAGATTTAAAAAATGGACGTACTACCCATAGTTTAGTTAAAGTTTTAAGATTATTTAATGTTCAAATTAATTTAATTAGCCCTCCTAGTTTAAAATTACCTGATGAATACTTGAAACCTACAGATTGTGAAGCAACTCAATTCGAACCTTATGCATCTACAACGGATGTTTTGTATGTGACAAGAGTTCAAGAAGAAAGAGGGTCAAAAGAAGAGTATAAACTTTCTTTATCAGAATTAAATAAGCTACCTAATACAGCTCTTGTACTTCATCCTCTACCACGAAGAAAAGAATTACCTATTGCATTCGATAGTGACCCTCGTGCAAAATATTTCCAACAAATTAAAAATGGTTTATTAGTAAGAAAAGCCCTATTACGACAATTTTTAGAACATGATTGATAAAATAAAAATTCAAAACGCAATTTTACAAGATAAAATGTATATCTTTAAAAAAGATATTAGTGATCCTGCACGTTTTGAATCTCTATTTAGAGAGATTATAGATAAAGATATATTTGAATGGTTTGATTATGATCGAGAGAGTGAATTATATACTATTCCGAGTAATTCTTATCGTAAATTAGATATACAAAATTGTAGTGACCAACGTAATTTTAAAGAAGCAAAAACTGACTTTAAATTTAGTGGAACTTTACGACCCGAACAACAGAAAGTAGCAGATGCATTTTTTAAAAGAAAAGGGAGAGTAACTAGCGGACTCTTTCAAGCACCTTGTGGATGGGGAAAAACATATGTTGGATGTAATATTATAGCTAGAGCCAATTTACCTACATTAATTATGGTTCATACTAAACTTTTATTTAAACAATGGCAGGAAGAACTTCACAAACAATTACCTGGCATTCCTATAGGAACTGTAGGTGATGGTGAATTTAATCTTCAAGAAATTACAGTCGGAATCTATAAAAGTGTATATAATAATTTAACAGCACTAAGTAATCAATTTAGTATGGTAATGGTAGATGAAGCACACTTGTGTCCAGCTGAATTATTTTCCACCGCTCTTAATAATATTAACTGTAAAATTAAAATCGCTGTTACTGCAACCCCTAAAAGAAAAGATGGAAAACATATTGTTTTAGATGATTATTTTACCTCTTTCAAAGTTTATGCTCAAGATTTAAGCAAAAAAGACAATCCTCTAGTAGAATTAATTAACACAGATATTCCTTTCAATGTTTTAGACCCAAAAAGAGATTGGAGCCGTCAAGTAAATAAATTAACTGAACGAAATGAATATATTCGTTTAATTAGTGAAATAGCTACTCAAGATATTGCCAACGGACGTTGTCCTTTAATACTTTCTGATCGAGTAAATATGTTAAAAAATTTACAAAAATTAATTAAAGGAAGCGTTTTGCTTATTGGAGAAACTAAAGAAGAAAATAGAAAAGACATACTAAATAATACAGGTAATAAATATAAAGCTATTTTATCAACTAAAATTTTTGATGAGGGTATTAGTTGTCATCGATTAGATACTTTATATCTTACTTGCCCAAGTAATAATCCAATTAAATTAGAACAAAGAATTGGTAGAATATTACGAGAACATCCAGATAAAAAACACCCTTTAATAAGAGATTTTCAATTACAAGGAACAATTGTTCATAGACAACAACTTAATCGCTTAAACTGGTATCAAGAAAGAGGATTTATATTATGAATTTATTGAAAAAAAAAAAGAAATCTTCACTAGAAAAAGAAATAGAAATTTTACTTGAGTCTAGAATTAATCCTCAAGTCGCTATGCATGGAGGTCGTATAGAATTTAGAGAATGGGATGCAGATAATGGAATTCTGTATTTATTCTTAAGAGGAGCTTGTAGTGGATGCTCTATGTCAAGTGCAACATTAAAAATGGGTGTAGAAAATATGGTTAAACATTATTTTCCAGAAGTAAAATTAGTAGAAGGAATAGATGACCCAGATTCGGAAATTGATCCTTACTACTAAATTATGTATTATTTTAATTGGAAAGAATTATGGGTAGACAGTGAAGGGCAACCTGAATCAATCTTGATATTGACACATGCTCTAACTATAGGTTATAATAATATTATTGCTAGTTCAAGTCAACAATTAATGAAGAAACTTTTTATTAATAAAATAGACTTTCAATTATTTAGAACTCGCAAATTAAAGGCATTAAAAAATAATTCTATTTTTAGTGCTTATAAATGTAAAGATAAACAAAGCTACTTTAAAGATAAGGAATTTTTATTTACTACAATAAANCCTAATAATAAAGTAGAATATCTTTATTTATTGAGTAAACGCTCAATAACCAACACAAACCATTACATTCCAAAGAATTATGTATCTTCCAAACATTGGAAAAATACATTCGTCAAAGAACGAACTGATAAATTGGAATTCATTTTAGAATAGGAGAAATACTATGGTANCTTGGGATAAAGCTAAAGCACCGTCACAAGGTGGCGGAGAACGACGAGAAATTCAACGATTAACTCTCCCCATTGGGGAAACTAAAGTTAGACTGGTAGGGGAAGTAATGCCTCGCTATGTTTACTGGATTACTACTACAGAAGGAAAAAGAATGCCTTTAGAGTGTCTACGATTTGTACGCGAAGAAGAAAAATTTGTAGACACTAATGAAGATCCTTTTAAAGAATTAGGAGCGGATGTTTTTAGTGACAAACCGCAATTTGCATATATCTGTAACATAATTGATAGAAATGATGGTCAAATTAAGATTTTTGACTTGAAAAGCACTATTTATCGTCAAATTGTAGATTTTGCGTCTAATCCAGAATATGGGAATCCCGCACACCCCGAAACTGGTTATGACATTACAATAAAGAAAGAAAAAACAGGTCCACTTCCTCAAAATGTTAAGTATACTTGTTTACCTGCAAGAGCAAGCACGGCTCTTACCGAAGAGGAACAAAAAGCCGAATTATTTGATCTTGGTCGTATTTATAAGCGACAAACTTATGAAGAGCAAAAAAAGTGGATGCTCGAAAATACTGCACTTTTTGCCTCCTCTACAGGAGACGATTTTGTGCCAACTGAAACCGCAGAGGATCTAGATTAAATGAAAAAATATAAGCTCAATGAGTTAGCACAAGCTACTGGNCAAGCACAAGAAATTGGGGAGGCTACGACCTCCCCAACTGCTGCTATACCTACTGCTCCCGTAATTGAACAACCAGTAGGCGGAGCATTTAAAAAAATTGAAAATGGGCAAGTTGTTATTGATATGGATATTATTAGAAAAAATAATATCTTTTTTGCCACTCCCTGTTATGGAGGTCAAATTACCGACCAATACTTTTTAAGCATGTTTAGGCTAACTCAAGAGCTTATTAAGTATAATATTAATTTTCGAATTACAACTCTTAGAAACGAAAGTTTAGTTCCNAGAGCACGTAATATTCTAAATGCTATGTTTTTAGAAGCTAAAGAATGCACTCATTTAATGTTCATTGATGCTGATATTGAATTTGAACCAGAGTCAGTGATACGAATGTTAGCTATGGATAAAGAGTTAATTACAGGAGCCTATCCCAAGAAAACTTTACCAGTAGACTATGCTATTAATTTAAAATTTGCTGATAAAGAAAAAACTCAAGTAAAAGTTGATATGGGAGCAGTCGAAGTACTTGATGCTAGTACTGGATTCTGGTTAATGAAACGTGAAGTAGTAGATAAAATGATTGAAGGATACCCAGAATTATTTTATTTAAATGATAGTAGTATTGACCCTAAATTTAATCAATATTGTTATTCATTTTTTGATACCATTCACGATCCTGATGATAATAGATATCTATCTGAAGATTATACATTTTGTCGTCGATGGCAAAAAATAGGGGGTTCAATTTGGCTTGACCCCAATACAAAACTTAATCATGTAGGTAGTTATACTTTTGAAGGTGATGTTAATAAAATATTTAATTGGGGAGCCGTAAACGGTCCAAAACCACAATAATATGTTAGATAAATATGAAAATAAAGTATTCTCTCAATTTGGAGAAGATGGAATAACAGATTA